ACCCCGTCAGGCAAAGTGCTAAAAATTGACGTTGAAAAGATGCTTCGGTTCATTAACGACCACTTCGGTCTTGACGCAATTCACGAATTTACCGAGGAATAAACATGAACTGGAACATCTCCCAGCTTGACTGCAAAGTATCAGAAGGCGATCTGTCTGACGTTTGCATCGTCGCCCACTGGCAGTGCTCGGATACCGTAGACGGCTACTCAGCTTCCGTCTATGCAACCTGCTCGCTGCCTTCTCCTAATCCTGAGTCCTTCACCCCCTACGCCGACCTAACCCAAGAGCAAGTGCTCGAATGGATTTGGGCGAATGGGGTTGACAAGGACGCGACCGAGGCTGCGGTGGCTCAGCAGATCGAGAACCAGAAGAACCCCCCGGTAATTGCTCCTGCACTTCCTTGGGCGTGAGATGCGAGTAACTTTCGGACAGTGGACGCCGGACAGACCCGGTATTGCTGACTCGCTAACGGAGGCAGAGAACTGTCTCCCGCTGGGTGTTGGCTACGGTCCCATGCCATCCGCTGCCGACTTCTCCAACTCTGCAAGTGAAAACCTGCTGACTTGTTCTGTAGCCCGGTGGAACACCGACACCCTGTTGATCGCTGCTGGCGCTAACAAGCTATTCCGCTACTGGCCTAGCAAGATTGCAACGATTACCGGAGCGACGAACGCTAACCCTTGCGTAATTACCGCTACGGGTCACGGGTTCCGTACAGGGATCACAGTATCGATTGCATCTGTCGGTGGGATGACGCAGCTAAACGGCAACTCTTACGTCATAACGGTGATTGATGCTAACTCGTTCAGTCTGAACGGGGTGAACTCGACAGCGTTCGGCACTTACACCTCTGGAGGCACAGCGACAACGCTGAAGTACCTTCAGGACGTATCGCGCACTGCGTCTGCCTACACGACGACAACACAGTGGACGTTCACGCAGTTCGGTCAGACACTAATCGCTGGCAACGGTCTGGACAAACTCCAGGCATGGACGGTTGGATCGTCTGCTAACTTTGCCGATCTGAACGCATCTGCGCCTACTGCTCAGTTTGTGACGACTGTTCGTGACTTTGTAGTCACTGGCAAGCAGGCCAGCTATCCCAATCGAGTGCAATGGTCTGACATTAACGACGCTACAGACTGGACATCTGGTTCTGGTAGTCAGGCTGATTCGCAGGATATTCCTGACGGTGGTGAAGTTAGAGGGTTGACTGGTGGTGAGTTTGGGCTTGTGCTCATGGAGCGTTCTATTGTGCGGATGACGTACATTGGCGCTCCCCTTTATTTCCAGTTCGACACGCTCACCCGTTCGCTAGGTTGCTACGAGTCTCGTTCTGTCGTGCAGTACGGGTCGATGACGTTCTTCCTGTCAGACGATGGGTTTTTTGTCTGCGATGGTCAGACGGTTAAACCAATCGGCGCTGAGAGGGTAGACCGTTGGTTCTACTCTGTGCTCGATCCTGGCAAGTTAACGGAGATGTCTGCTGCTGTTGACCCGATCAACAAGACGGTGACATGGTGCTTTACCGACATCTTTGCCATGAAGCAACTGCTGGTCTACAACTGGCAGGTAGACAAGTGGACGCATGGCGAGACAACTGCTGACTATGTGAGCACTGTCGCTACAAGCAGCGCTGACCTGGAGAGTCTAGCCGCGCTGTATCCGAACATCGACACGGTTCCTGCAAGTCTGGACTCTCGGATTTGGTCTGGTGGCAAACTGATTCAGGGTGGCGTCGATGGGGATAAGATCATTTCGTTCGGCGGTGACGACCTTACTGCTACGCTTCAGACTGGCGATATTGAGGCGCAGGGTCTCGAATCTATCATCACGCTTGCGAGGCCACTGATTGACAACGGGTCAGCTACTGTTGCGGTAGCGTCTCGAAAGAGGTTGGACGGGAACATCAGCTATGCGAGTCCTGTTGCTGCTGATTCTGATAATCGCGTGTCTCTACGTTCTCGCGGTAAGTTTCATCGTCTATCTGTTGTACCAACTGGCAATTGGGTCAGCGCTGTAGGTGTTGACGTTGATCTGATTCAGACCGGGGGACGATGATGTTTCTGCGTCTGCCCCAGGCCGGTGGACAGCCGAGGCAAGTCGCTGAAGTTGTCAACCGCATCCTTGATGGCAAGATCAACTCTGTCAGCACTATTACGCTGGCGACTGGTAACGCCACTACCACCACCCTTCTCGACGCTAGGATCAGCGAAGATTCGTTGATTCTGTTTGTACCGTACTCCGCTGCTGCGATAGCCGATGCAGTGCCATACGGGGCGTTTCAGGACACTACAGACCAGACCGCTGCTAGCACAACCGCTGCGTATGCGGTGACGTTTAACACGACGGACTATGCTGTTGGTGTTGCGATTGTCAGCAACTCGCAGATCACAGTTCGGTCTGCTGGCGTCTACAACATCCAGTTCTCGTTTCAGTTCGCCAATACCAGTGTTTCGATCCAAGACATTGACATCTGGTTCCGCAAGAACGGGACGGATGTTGCTGGGTCGAATAGCAAGTTCTCAGTCCCTAACAGTCATGGCGGGACGGATGGCCATCTGATTGCTGCGCTGAACTTCTACATTCAATTAGCAGCAGGTGACTACGTTCAGATTATGTGGGCGACCACTTCTACAGATGTGACTCTGGAGCAGTTGCCAGCGCAGACAAGCCCGACGCGACCGACGACTCCGAGTGCGATTGTCACGATCAACAAGGTAGATGAATCGTCATCGTCTGACATCTACGCATCGAATCAGACTCAGGGTCAGTGTACGGTCAACCATTTTGCTAACGCGACCGCAGACAAGACGTATCGGTATGTCGTCCTTGGATAGGGTGTTCATCGAACCGCACAAGTTGCGTGAAATCTGGGGGTGGGTCAGACCTGGGCTGTTGGAAGTACAAGAATACTCAGATGGCAACTGGATACCGGAGGATGTATACACCGACTGTTTTAATGGTCGGTCTATGCTGTGGGTAGTGATGGATCAGGGTAAGCCTGTTGGGTTTGGAGTGATGCAACCGTTGGGTGACTGCCTTCATGTTTGGTGTGGTTGGGGGCAGATGCTGATGGATGAGGGCTTTAGGCACATCCGCGAGATTGCGAAAGCGGGTGGGTCGCGTAGAATTTCATTTGACTCAAATCGTCCCGGTTGGGAGCGTGTAGCGAGAAAACACGGATTCCGACCCAAGCAGTGGATAGCAGAGGTGTAATCATGGCTGGCGGTGGATCGCAACAAGTCTCACAACAGCGGATTGATCCGACTGTTCAACCGTTTGTGCAGTTTGGGCTACAAGAGGCGCAGCGTCTCTACCAGGGTGGGCCTCCGCAGTATTACCAGGGTCAGACCTACGTTTCACCTAGCCAGTTTACGACGCAAGCCTTGCAATCTGCTGGTCAGCGAGCGATGGCAGGCTCTCCGCTCCAACAGACCGCGCTACAACAGCAACTCGGGACGGTATCCGGTGCGTATCTCGGACCGAATCCGTTCCTGCAAGGCGCTATTGCTGCTGCGTCTCGTCCGTTGGAGCAACAGTTCCAGCAACGTCTAGGACAAATCCAGTCACAAGCGTCTGCTGCTGGGCGATATGGGTCAGGTGCTCAGGCTCAGTTGGAAAGCGGTGCGACAGAGGCATTTGCTCGTGGATTGGGTGACATCTCTCAGCAGATGGCGTATCAGAACTACGCACAGGAACGTGCTAGACAAGAAGCCGCAGCCGCTGGTGCACCGCAACTCGCGCAGTCCGAGTACGCCGATCTTCAGCGTTTGTTGCAAGCAGGACAGGCTCAGGAGGCTTACCAAGAGCAAGCGCTTGCAGCAGACATTGCTCGGTTCAACTTCGGCCAGCAAGCCCCGTACAGCGCTCTACAGAGCTTCCTGGGATCGGTATACGGTGCTCCGATGGGGACGATCACTACTGCGCCGACGTATCGTTCTCCGATTGCTGGTGCGCTTGGCGGTGGTCTAGCTGGGTACACCTTGGGCGGCATGGCTGGTGGGCAATACGCCGTTCCTGGTGCTGTTGCTGGCGGTCTGTTGGGCGCAAGCGGGAGGTAAGCATGGCTGATCCGGCAACGATGATGATGGCAGGTGCTGCGCTGGGTGCGGCAACCAATCGAGACGACCCGCTGAAGGGTGCGATGATGGGCGCTGCACTGGGTGGTGTTGGCGGTGGTATCGCATCCGGTGCTTTAGGTGGCGCTGGTGCGGCGGGTGTTGAAGGAATCTCGCTTGCAAGGCCGGACGTTGCACCTGTGCTGTCGGACTACATTACTGCTAGTCAGGCGCAAGGATTGGTGCCGATTGCTGGCGACCAGATCATGCCGACTGTGTTGTCAGAAACGCCGATGTTTGACTTCGATGCTATCGCTCGTGCAAGCCTTGGAAGCGATCTCCCAGGCGCATCTGCGGTGGCTGGCGCATCTCCAGTGCAAGCCGGGTTAAACCCGATGCAAGCCTTGTCTGCTATGAATATGCTGGGTGGTCAGCAACAGCCGCAGCCAATGGCCGGTGGTGGAGTAAAGCGCGGTGATCCTCGGCTAGTGCAGCAAGACGCAATCATGTCGCTGCTGGCTCCCAAGCGTGTTGAGAAACGACGAATTAGCCTGTTGTGAGGGCAAACATGGACCTGTCTAATTTCTTCCCTGCTGCGCCTTCTTACCTTCCTGGTCTACTGGGAGAGGAACAGGCAAGGCTAGCCCAGCGTCAGGCGCAACAGCAGGGTCTGCTGGGTGCCGCTCTCGGTCTTATGCAAGCCGGTGCGCCTAGCCGTACTCCGATCTCCACCGGACAGGCGTTAGCGCAGGGTCTAGCGGCTGGACAACAAGCGTATAGCGGGGCACTTCAGCAGCGGGTGCAAGAGCAGATGATTGCGCAGCAGATCGCTGAACAGCAGCGAGCACTGCGAGAGCAAGAGGCTGCTAGGGCGATTCTCCCGTCAATCATGCGGCAAGGTCAGGCTCAACCGACGCTTTACGGTCAGCCAACGGCATTCCCGTTGCGAGACGATGAAGGCAACGTAATGCCTGGGGCTGGTGTTAGCCAAGGTGCGCCATCTCTCGACATGAACGCTGCGCTGCGATTACTGACAGAAGCTCCTAGTGTTGCGGCAAAGGTTCTTCCAACGATTCAACAATTCCAGAAGTTTGGTCAGCCTGAACGAGTGACAGTAAAACCTGGAGAGCAGGTATTTGAAGTCAGGGACGGTCGATATGTTCCGGTTGCTGGGACGGAAAGGCCAGAATTTGTTTATGAAAAACTTCCAGACGGTACAGTGATTCGTCTGGATAAACGTGGTGGTCCTGCTGAGGCTGTTTGGTCTGCTCAGAGAGAAGCAAAACTAGATGATGCTGGGCGCATTTATGCACAAGTCACGTTCGGCAAAACTGACGGGTTGACTCCTGCTCAACTGTCCGAGGCGTTCAACTTCCAATCGCGTCCATCTCCGAAAGACTACACAGATTTGATTTTGAAAGCCCAGGCTATCAAAGCAGATACTGGTGTTGATCTGATGCCGCAAATCAGCCAGATGGGACAACGAGTATTTGGTGGTGCAACTGCTGCACCCGCTGCTGAACAACCTGCTGTAGCAACTCCGGTTCCTGCTCCAACCGATGCCGCGCCTGCTCCGTTGCAACCTGCGTTTATGCAGGCAACTCCTGAAAATCCAATGGTGACAAATCAAGATGTTCCATTGAAATTTAGAAATGAGTTGCGAGCTTCACAGCCTGCTGTGTTGAAAGCAAGCATTCAAGCAGTTCGTGAATTTCGAGACTTGAGAGACACGGCTGAAAAACTTTTAGCAAACGAAAGTGGGTTGAAATCTGCTGTTGGGCTGGGTGGCTCGACTCTGGCACAAATCCCAGGCACTGCGGCTGCTGATGCCGCTGCCATCTTGGACAACCTAAAGAATCGTTCGTTTACTGCTGGCATCATTGCGCTTCGTCAGTCATCTCCAAATAACTCTGGGGTTGGGTCGCTCACTGAACGAGAGGGTGCTAGGTTTGAGAACCTGCAA